CCGCGGCCCGGGGCGGGGCGCCCGGCGGGGTCGTTATAAAGTGTCCCTATGCGCGCGCATGGAGAGGGTTATAAGTCCCCCCCACCCACCCCCACCCCAGACATCATGAAAGGAGCCCTGAAACTTTCTTGCGGGGAGCCCTTGACATGCATCTTGCAAGGCTCTAGGTTGTGATCATCGAAACCGGCCCGAGGTGGGCCTGCTGTGCTGGAGAAACGACCATGAGCTTTCCTGCTGTTGTTACGTCCATTCCTACTGCTGCCCGTGGCTCCGTTCGCGCTTACATCAAGCAGCACCCTGCTTGGGATAACTGGATCGCCAAGAAGGGCGTTGCTTCGCGCGATGCGAAGAACACGGACCTGCTGGACTTCGCAGGCGAGCTTGGCCTGCTGGGCGAGGTGGCCAAGATCATTGCCTCGTCGAGCACGGTGAGCAATGCCATTTCCAGCTACGTGGCCCGCACGGGCATGTGCGACAGCATTGATGAGGCAGAGGCGATGAAGGCGATGAAGGCCAAGGAAGACCACAAGCTGTGGGAAGACAGGGCCGCTGCCGAGATCGCCGCGATTGGCGAGCCTGCCGGGTTCGCTGCCGGGGATATCCTGCGCAGTGTCGAGCAGTTTCTTTCGCCGCTGGTGCGCAGGGAGCTTGAGAAGGCTCTGGCCCCGGTGGTCGATGCCGCGAACAAGCCTGCCGTCGAAGTCGAGCGGATCGTGACGCAGGTGGTCACGCAGCAGGTGGGCGCATCGGGCGTCGTCGTGGCAACGACATCGCCGCTGCCGGTGAAGACTGGCAAGAGCGTGCCGTTCAGCAAGCTCTTCGGGGTGGGCACGTCGCATGCTTTTGGCAAGCGCGAGATCAGCTTGTGGAACTCCTACGGCCATGCGCCTGATGTCGATCCTTTCTATGTCGTTGACGCTGTCACGATGGGCATGATCGCGACCGCTGCCGAGAGTGGTGATTACGTGTGGCAGGTGGGCCCGTCAGGTTCCGGCAAGACCACCAACCCACGGCAGTTTGCCGCCTACACTGGCCGGAGGTTTTTTACCATCACCTGCACCAAGCATACCGAGGTCGCTGACCTGATCGGTGGCGACGGAGCCCGGGGTGGCGAGACCTACTGGCAGGACGGAGCCCTGATTGAAGCCGTCAAGATCCCGGGTGCCGTCATCCTGATCGACGAGCCGACGCTCGCCTCCCCGGGCGTACAGGCGATCTTTCAGGCGATCACGGACGACAGCCGCACGTACACGGTGCATGCGACGGGTGAAGTCGTGAAGGTCGCGCTGGGCGTGATGTTCGTGGTTGCCGATAATACGAACGGTGCGGGTGATGAAACCGGCCAGTACGCTGGCACGCATCAGGCCAATGCCGCACTGGTCAATCGCTTCCGGCGCATGGTGCGCGTGGACTACATGTCCAAGGCGCAGGAGGCCAAGGCTCTGGTCAACTGGACTGGTATCCCGCTTCCCGCTGCCGAGCACGTGGTGGACTTCTTTGCCCGGGCGCGCCGCCTGCCTGAGATGGAGGGCATCGTCATGAGCCTGCGTCAGATGACCGGCTTCGTGCGTACGGTCAAGGACGGCTTTGGTTCCAAGTCGGCTTTCGAGGTCTCAGTCCTCAACAAGCTTCCCGCGACCGAGCGCGCGGCGGTCGATGCGCTGGCAACGCTTGACTGGCACCAAGATTTCGAGGCCGCGCTCGTCGGGCAGGCCAAGGCTCCCCTGACCAACCAGCCCAGCGATAGCCACGCCGCGCATGCCTTCGACGACGGGGCAATCTAACCCCTTGCATTATGCAATAGGAGCCCCTATATTGGGGGCTCCGGTGCTTTCCGGTCCAAGGAGAAACGACCATGTACACCTACCCTGAATATCTCAATGCCTGCAATCGCGTTGCCCGTGACCTGTTCACCCGGGCCCACGAGACTGACCCTGTGAAGTTTCCCTACCACCCTCTGCAGGTGCGCCTGTCCGTGGCTGCTGACAGTCGCACGGGCACGGCATCGGTCGACTGGCGTGTCGTGTCGTTCGCGAATGCGCCCCTGCGCGTGACCATCAACATGCCGGTCAAGCCCGCATCGTACCTCGTGACCGAGGCCGAGTTTCAACATGGCATTGCCTACCTGCTGCACGAAGTCGGGCACCCGCTTCACACCTGCAAGGCGACGTGGGACGCCGCCGTCGCGAGGCGCGCGCACAACCTGCTCAATTCCCTCGAGGATGTTCGCGAGGAAAAGGCGACCATCGACATGGATCTTGCCGTCAATGCGCGTGTGATGTTTGGGAGCCTGATCGATAGCCTTCATGCCAAGGCGGTGGCCGATGGGTACGACCCGAACAATCTGCGCAGCATTGGCTGGACGCTTTCCCTCATGGGGCGCAAGGCGAATGGGTACGACATGGACACCAGCGATGTCGCGCGCAGGCTCGACCCGAATGGTCCGGTCGCAGCCATCATGTCGTGGGCCCTGCCCGAGCTTGCGCTGTGCGGGAGCACGCAGGATTGCCTCGACCTTGCCGACAAGGTGACCGCCGCCGTGCGTGCCGCGAACAAGGCACAGGCCCAGCAGCCCGAGGCCGAGGAGATTGCTGACGAGGCTCTTGACGAGGCTCTTGAGGAGGTTCTCGAGGAGTTTGACGCCCTTGAGGCGGCTGACGAGGCTCTCAAGGATGCTGACGAGAATGCTGGCAAGGGCGAGTTCGAGCCGCAGGACGCCAGTGAGGGCGAAGAGGGCGAGGAGGGCGAGGGCACTGCGGGCACGGGCACGCAGAGCACCGGCAATGCGGGTGCGGGTGCTGGTGGCGAGGCTCCCGAGGCCGACGATGTAGAGCCCGAGGTGGAGCCCGAGGCTGACGACCTCGTGGATGACGTGGACATGACGCCCAACAAGGCGGGGGCTCTCAGCAGTTCGTCGCAGGACTGGTATGCGCAGAGTGTGCTCAATCGCAAGGTTCGCGATGCGCTGACGACATCAAGGGACGACAAGCCGATTGTCGGGCGCACGCTAGCGCACGTTGACCGCAAGGGCCGCGACAGCATTGCCGCCGTCAGCGAGGATGCGAGCCGCATGGGTCGCCAGCGCGCGCTTCTCGCTGCCGCGCTGAAGCGCGAGGAGAGCGACGACTACGAGGGCGGTCGCATGAATGGCAGGCTCGACCGGCGTTCGATGGCGCGCCTCGTGATGGGCAATCCTCACGTGTTTGGCAAGCGCACCGTGACCGAGGGCTATGACACCGACGTGCAGATCTTGGTCGATGGTTCGTCGAGCATGACCGGCAGGAGCATCCTCGCTGCCGCCACGTGCGCGCTGGTGGCTGCGCAGGCCGCTGCGCAGGTGGGCGTCCAGTGCGCCGCGCATGTGTTCAACGACAATGGGTTGCACTTCATGACCAAGGGCCGCAGCAAGCCAGCAGGGCGCAAGTTCGCCTATGCCTGCAATCAGGTGACGGGCTGCACGCCGCTGACCGAGAACCTTCTCGCCGTCGCTCTGGCACAGCGGGCCCGGGCCCCGGGCAAGCGCCGGGTGATCTTTGTCATCACCGATGGTGGCTGCGACCTTGGGCCCGACGTGCTGCGCGCCGCCGGGAAGTATGTCGAGACTGTCGTCGGGGCCGAGATAGCCAACCTTCATATCGGTTATGCGCCTATGGGGATCTTTCGCAACGAAGTCGCGGTGGACGTGGACGATGTCGCGTCTACGGGGCTCCAGTCCCTCACCCGGGTGCTCGAGAGGGGGCTCTGAAAAAAGTTTGGGGCTCCCCCTTGCATTATGCAAGGGGAGCCCCTATATTGAGGTTCTGGGGCGCAATCGTGCGCGCCGGGATTTTTGGAGAAACGACCATGACTGCTTCCACCGCTCGCCGCCACGCCCTCAAGTGCTACCTGACCGCCCTGACGATGGGGCTGTACGAGTACGCATGCGACGGCGTGATGTGCGTCTATCGCCCTGACCGCAATGCCGTGCTGGTGACGTGGAAGGGCGGCTATCGCGTCGTGGACGTGCCCAAGGCTTGGGCATCCTTCCTCTGAAACTTTTCCCCCATTTTCTTTCTGGAGAAACGACCATGACCAAGGCTTTCGAACTTTACCTGCAGCGCGTCGAGGTTTCCTTCCTGTCGCAGATGCCTTCCACCGAGCGCTATGGCGACGGTCGCCTTTACATGTTCTCGCGCCTCAAGACCATCTCAGAGCGTTGCAAGGACAATGACGAACCCAATGCCGTTGGCATGAGACTGTTCCGCGAGTACACCCGGGAGAAGGCAGACGGCGTTTGCTGGTGGCGCTGAGGCGCTGCCTTCGCCTGAAACTTTTCCCCCCATTTTCTTTCTGGAGAAACGACCATGCTCACAAGTGAAATCATCAAGGCGGCGAAGCGCCACAAGGGTTCGTTCTACGTGGAGGTGATCGTGCGCAGCGACATCCACCATTTTCGGGTGACCAAGGCGGAGATGCTTTTCCGCCTGAGCAACGTGCTGGATGGCGAGGCGGGCTTTCGCCTCGTCGGTGCTGACGGGTTTATCTTTGGGCGGGAGTGGTGATCATGATGGACGACCTGATCGTCTGGCTGTGGTGCATGGTCTGGGTGATCGCCATGTTCGCGGTCTACGTTGTGCTCGCTTATGGGTACTGATTGCCACAGAGCGCCTCACAGGCGCGATCTCTCATGGTCCCGGGTATTCCGGGACCGTTTTTCTGCCCGCGCTTGCGTACGGGCTTCTATGGGGATATTTCTGATGACCATGAACGTTCACCTACCCATCATCCTGACTGACCGGCAGGAGCAGTTTTGCCAGCAAATTCTGATAGGTAAGTCAGGGGCCGAGGCCTATCGCATCGCCTATGGCGCAAGCCAGAAGGCGAGCGAGAGCAACGGCTCGCGCCTGATGGCGTCTGATAGGGTGCAAGCCCGCATAGACCAGTTGAGGGCTTTTGAGAGCGCGGCCCGACGTGTGTCACTGCCGTTTTTGACCGGGGCTCTGTACCGTGTTGCGGGGCTCGCAGAGGGCTCCGGGCAGCACTCTGCTGCCGTCCAAGCCCTCATGGGCGTGGCCAAGCTGCATGGGCTCCTCGTGGACAGGCAGCAGGTGGACCTGCTGGTCCGCCGCCCCAGCGCGAGCCCCGAGGCTCCCGACGAGATGAGCGAGGCCGATTGGCTCGCGCATCACGCACCTATACTTGAGGGCTCTATAGTAGAAGAGCCCTCAAGTATTGATATACTTGACCCAAGTATAGCTATACTTGGGCCAAGTACAGAGGACAGTATAGATTAATTCAACGCTAGGTTGTGAAAAGAAAAAGCATAACGAAATCAAGGGCTTAGACGATTACACCCGGGGGTTGTACCCGAAAACAGGGGGGCCTCTTGACAGGGGCCCCGGCGAGCGTAAGCGAGGTCCACAAACGTAAACGCTTCTTATTTCTGGGAAAACCGAAAAAAAATTGGAAAAATCAGAATGCCAGTAATGCAACGTAAGGTTGTAATCGGCTTCAAGCCCCAGCCCGGGCCGCAGGTGGCGTTCCTGCAGTCGCCCTTCGACATCACCGTTTATGGTGGAGCCCGTGGCGGCGGCAAGTCATACGCAACACTCGGGGAGTTCTGGCTGCATGCCGACCGCTGGGGGCAGCACGCACGGGGTCTCATGGTTCGCAAGACCCGCGAGGATCTCAAGGATACCATCGACACAGCCACCATTATGTATGGCAACGCCGCCCAGTGGAACGAGCAGAAGAAGTTCTTCAGGTTCCATAACGGTGCGGTGCTGCACATGGCGTATCTTGAGAGCGACAGTGACGCCCAGAACTATCAGGGCTGGAGCCTCTCCCGCGTCTACGTCGAGGAACTCACCCAGTACGCCGACAACCGCGGCATCTTCAAGCTGCTGGCCACCCTCCGTTCCTCGCAGAAGGGCCTTCGCTGCCAGTTCCGCGCCACCTGCAACCCCGGCGGACCCGGCCACGGCTGGGTCAAGAACTGGATCATCGACAAGGGCCCGATGAAACCCTACCGCGACCCCGAGACCCAGCTCACCCGGATCTTCATCCCTGCCAAGGTCACCGACAACCCAGCCCTGCTGTCCAATGACCCCGGCTACGTCAACCGCCTCCGGGCCTCGGGCTCCCCCGAGCTTGTCCGCGCGTGGCTCGAAGGCGACTGGGATGTCGTAGAAGGCGCATTCTTCCCCGAGTTCAGCAAAGCCCGCCATGTTATTTCCAACTCCCTGAAGATCCCCGAGTTCTGGACCCGCTTCCGTTCAATGGACTGGGGCTCCGCCAAGCCTTTCTCGGTGGGCTGGTGGGCTGTGGTCCAAGACGACCAGCCCCACGATGGCAAAATCCTTCCCCGCAACTCCATCATCCGCTATCGCGAGTGGTATGGCGCGAAGGCCCCCAATGAAGGCCTGAAGATCCCCGCCGAGCTTGTCGGCAAGGGCATCCGGGAAAGAGAGTACGACGAACACGTCGCCTACGGCGTGCTGGATCCCGCCGCCTTCGCCGTCATCTCCGGCCCCTCCATAGCCGAGACCATGCAGCGTTACGGCATCTACTTCCGGCGTGCCGACAACTCACGTCTCTCCGTCATGAAGCGCATGGGCGGTTGGGATCAGTTACGCGCTCGTCTCCGGGGCAACGAGGATGGCCATCCGATGATTTTCTTTTTTGACGACTGTCATGCTATCCTCCGGACGCTGCCGATGATGCAGCATTCCGAGGTCAATCCGGAGGATCTCGACACAGAAGCCGAGGATCACGCCGTGGATGAAACCCGCTACGCCTGCATGTCACGGCCATTTCGCCAGAGCAGTACCCCCGACCAAGAGGACAGGAACCCCTTCCTCGTGCGCAATGCCTTCAAGCTCGGGGATCTCGACCGATGACCCACCCCCCTGACAACCACAAGCGCAACCAGTTGGCCATGATCCTCAAGGCTCTCTTCGCCGGAGGCGGCAAGGGAGCCCCTGCCCCGCAACAACCGCAGATGCAAGCGCCGCAGCAGGATCCCGGCATCCTCGCCCATATCCTCCAGCACAGGGGAGGCTGACATTGCCCGCAAATCCATTCGGCCCCGGCGACCCCGTCTTCCCTACCCCCGCCTCTGCGGAGATCGGCAAGCCCGACCAGCCACCCCAGCAGCCGCCGGACACCAACTCCGCCGACGCCCCTGAAGACATCGACGCGAACTACTGGGAGCGCTGCCTCTCCGATGGCGAGCGTGCCGAGAAGGACTGGCGGCAACGGGGCCGCGAGATCGTCCGCATCTACCGCAACGACGGTTACTACACCGCGCAGGGCAAGAAGAAGCTCAATCAGGACATCGTCTTCAACGTCCTTTATTCCAACACAGAGGTGATGCTGCCGAACGTCTACGCCCTGCCTCCGAAGCCCGTCGTAAGATCCCGTTTTGTCCGCAAGTCGGAGCCGACGCCACCACCTCCACCCATGCCACCCCCACCCATGATGCCTCCCCCGGGGATGGGAGCCCCTCCGGGGATGGGGCCTCCTCCTTCTCTGGCGGGTGGACCTCCCTCTCCAGCCGGAGCCCCTCCGGGGGCAGGCCCATCACCATTAGGGGCTGCACCCCCCGGCATGGCGGGCCCGCCCCCGGGGATGGGGGCTCCTCCCATGGGTGCTGGCCCCGGCCCGATCATGGGCGATAACCTTGGCGGGCAGGCCGAGATGGCCCCGCCCGATGTCCACGTTCGCGTCACCACCGAGGATACCACCCCGCCTCCGCCACCCGAGCCCCCGCCTCCCCCTGATATGGAGCCCAAGCCCCCGGTGCCGGAAGCGATGGCCGGACCGCTTCGTCCAGCCCCTCCCGCTCCCGGGCTCCCCGAGCAGAAGGACATCGAAACCGCCGCTGCCGTGATGGAGAAGGCTCTGGAGATCGTCACCAACGATCAGGGCTCGCACGAGGCTGTCAAGGCTGCTGTAAAGGATCTCCTGCTTCCCGGAAGAGGGCTCTGCCGTGTGCGTTGGCATCCGCAGATGGCTCCGCCCCCGGAGCCCCCGGCTGCGCCCTTCCCGCAGATGGGGGCTCCGTCGCCAACCCCAGCACCTCCAATGGTCAAGATCTGGGAGACAGTCTCCGACGAGTACGTCTACTGGGAGGACATCCTTCTCGATCCTGTCCGGCAGTTTGGCGACACCGGCTGGATTGCCTTCAGGCATCTTTTCACCGAGAAACAGCTTCTCGACGAGTTTTCCGACAGCGAAAAGCTCATGAAGCTGAAAGCCGCCCGGAAGATGAGCGACCTCGTCAAGTGGACCGAGGAAAGCGCCGCCAAGGACGCCATCGGCGGCGGCGGCGCGATGAAGACCTCCGACAAGCTCGGCAGCGTCATCCGCAAGGCAATGGTATGGGAGATCTGGGATGCTGCCAGTGAGCAGATCATATGGCTTATCCGCGAACTCGACGGGATCGTACTGCGTGTTGACCCTGATGTTCTTGGCCTCTCCGGGTTTTTCCCCATCCCCCGTCCCCTGCTGGCCGTCACCACCACTGAC